TGAGAAGGCAGCTTCAATGGGATTAGAAATGCCTTGAACATAAGTCGTGTCCTGAGAGAGAAATGAGTATGGGAGCGTGGGTTTTCGAGTACGATTGAAACAGATCACAAGGCCGGAAGCCATGGGATTACCTGTAACATTGATGGTGTATCGTAGATCAAATGAGGCGAAGCGATAGTCGGTGAAAAGCCTAAGGATGTTTTTGTTGGTATAAGTAAAATTACTGGCGATGGTGCCAAAAATGGTACCTATAGCAGTGGTGGAGGCGACTGCATACGAACCAACATACATCGGCGTGGAGTATAGCGCAGTGAGCTTTTCGGCACTGAGCGTGGTGAGTTCGGTGATCTCAGATGCAACTTGCGTCTGGAGACTGGTGGTGATGGTCCGTTGAGGGATCGTGTCATGGAGAAGTTCATTGGTGATGAGATCAGAGGTGGATGTTTCAGGCTCGATATTATTTGTAATTTCGCCTAAAGACTGCGCAGTAAAGCGCGCCGGAGTGCGGCTAAGAGTCGAAAGGTGATACATGAGCAAGTAGCAAAAAACGAAGGAAGATAGGAAGATAAAGAGAGGATTATTGTAGTTAGTGGTGGTAGCAAGATCAGTGAAGTCAGATAGAGTAGCGTTAATATTGGCGGCAGTAAATAATTCAGTAAAATTGAGATTGTAGTCACGAAAATAAGAAATAAGGGAACTAGTTATCACACTAGCGGTTATCGGTTTAAGAATAGAAGTCATAATTGTAAATAAATCATACCAGGGATATAACAAATTGGTCTTTGTGGAAAAGATTGTCATAGAATTGATATGAAGGAGGATGAAACGAAGGTACAGAGTTGAGCAGATATGTTCGGATAAGTTTATAGAATTGGGGTCCATAAAAATATGAGAACTGGCATAACACAGTGAGGTTGGAGAGAAGCTGATGGTCTAGGGTAGTAATTTTGGATTTACGTACCCAGGATATCATAGATAGCAAAGATCGTAGAGAAAGTATAGGTTTGATGAGAAACCCATCTTTTCTAAATCCGCGTTTTAAAAAGGTAGTGGTGCTTAAAGGTTGAGTTGCACATATAGTCCCGTTCTTGAGGGACGATGTGACGGACATACAACATAAGCGACGGTAGACACTATCCATAGTAACACGGTTTAGAAATGTTTCATAACGATAATCGACTGAATCTAAAGAATCGTCTCCGTAAATTTTCGTGCATATGACGTGGTTATAAAAAGCCAGATCCCGAATTGCGAGCGGGGCTGACTCCATATACCATACCAAGTGCATGATCATATTACAAATTGTGTTAAAGAGTGCGGTTAAGACCCACCCGCTGGCCATTCCTTTGTGCTTGCGCAGTAAGAAAGGGCCAACGAGCAGGAATGCATTAATCATCGCGTACGTAAGTCGGTGTCGAGCATGGTCGTGGTCACATGTCCAGTTAGGATCATTGATTCGGTACCATCTGTTCACGGATTCCGTTGCGAGATGAAGGAAGGCGGGTAAGAGGCATTTGTCCCAGGAAGGAACGTCAGCATCAAACCCCTGTTCGGAGATTTTGGACAAGTCATGATATAGGTCGGTCCATTCAAATGATTCGGGATTGATTCCAATACATGAGAATGTGCGACTAGGTGTACTTTGCATCATGTCGATCCAAGATCCATAGTAGGCTCGTACAGCCAATGTGTATTCGACGGGTGGAATTTCGAACACACGACATAGTTTTTTGTCTTTGTCGAGACAGTCTTTCAACGACATAATCCAGATAACTTCGTGGTAGCTTGATTCCCAGGATGAGATATATTCTTGCAAATAAGTCTCATACTGAGGATCGATAACTGTCACGAGGCCATATGTATTAATATCGAATAAGGTGCGTTTTGATTGATTGTTGAGAACATAGGGATAGCCTGCAGAGGTGTTAAGATTGAGGCGGTCCATATGTCCGAGAGTATTCATAGAAGCACTTAGTGAAAGGACGGAGGCGGGGAGGGTTGAGTAGGATCTATCTAGATAATTCAGGATTGAGTCAGAGTAATCTAGATAGGGGGTAGTGAGATTCGAGCCAAATAAGAAGGCTCCAACTAGTAAAGGGTCTGGGTTACCATTTTTAGTAGAAGGAACTTTCGAAATTGGGTGAAAATCACCATAGAGCGGGGTCGGCATAAAATCAGTTTTGCGGGATATATATACAGGTCGAGTCAATTCACCAAGCACTTCTACGGTACATCATCTAGTAGCATTTTGCAACGCTACGGATGACGGTGTAACGGAAAATTGTACTGAGTGAGGGATTATCGTGCAGGATTTGGGCTCGATAAGGAGTGAGCGGCGGAGCATTTCTTGAGTGGTAAAAATTGCTCCACCTCTCACGTCATTATAGGAGCCAAAGACGTGATATCCGAGTATCTTATGAGAGAGTGTGGGCTTATGGATGATGATAAGTGAACCACAATCGCCACGCGACGTTGGAGCGTCGTAGGTGACCCCATGGTTAACGTAAAACGTTTTACCAGGGGTGGCTTCATAGGATATAGCGGATTTCACAACTTTAATCTTGAACGAGTGGAGAGCGGTGGTGGAGGTGCCGTTTACCAGAGTGTTTCCAACCATGACTGCGGAGTCATTGTCGGAAACATACGGTAAATCTTTTTCGGTGAGAAATCGGTGGAGTTGCGCATGGCAGAGGGGGATGGAAGTCCCTCGCATGTCATACAAAACTCCATCGATTTCAGGGCGACAAGCGGAGTTTAGCAGAGGTTTAACCTTGTCGGGGTTAAACTTGACGGTGTGGTGAATGTTGTTAATGGTTAACACTAAATCATATTCATAATCAGGGGAGCGGGTAATCTGTTCGCCTTCAGCATTTAATAAAAAGTGCTTAGGCAAGAGAAAGTGTTGATCAGAGATATGAGTGGCGGAAACAAAATTCACGCGATAGGGAGGGTCGTTCTGAAAACGACGCAGGAGAGTACAGGGATAGACTTGATTGCTTAAAGTTTTTCCTAGTATTAACGCGTCATTATCAGATGACCCCTCAGCAGCATAACCCAGTATGTCATTGACGACATCTGGAGTTGGGTGTGGAATGCAGCTGGGGAATGATTGTTGGATCATTTCTTGGTTATCAAAAAATTCTCTTTCGAACTTGGAGTGCTTGACTATAGGTGTAAAGTCAGGCGCAGCTTCGGTTCGATGATTATGAACTCTAGATTTCTGCTTCCCCTCTTCACGTGATTCGGACACATGAGGGGAGGGAGCATAAACATAGAATTCTTTATCATGTTTCTCTATAAATTTGTTTATAACAGTGGTGGAAATACCGTTAAATTCAAGTCTATGGAGAAGAGAGAGTTGTTTGGTAACGAAGGAACGAAGGTCTTCTTGTTGTGAAATAAGAAGGGTGGCCTTAGATCGTTCGGAGGGAGTGAGATTATGGGAGAGGTTGCAGGCTACAGTTAGGTTAGCCATAGTATCTGATACTTTAGGTGGGGTGACCACGTGAGTAACAGCCTTAACTATGGTTTGACCTAAGAAGTAACCACCTACTATACCGGTTATAATCATACCGGCATAGAGGGCAGTCGAGCGACGACTTGCATGGGGTGTATTAACATCGAGAGCACGTCCGATGGTGAGGGACGTGAAAACGAATGCTATAGAAGTTACGGCAGGAATGGCTAATGAGACCAAGCTTTGCGCGTGACGTATTTTGCGGAGTTCATCGATATTGGAATCAACTGTATCCGTCATAAGATCGATCTTTGCTTGACCTTTCATATGACGGGTATAGTCGGTTACAATACGGATCATCAACGCATCATACGTCATGGGTGAAGAACGAGACTTATCAGTGACGACGTAGTAGATATGGTGGTCAAATCTACCAGAGTCGTCATAGTTAGAATCAGGTTTCTTCACAACTTCTATACGGAGGCTAATACGGGCGGTGAGAGCGTCAGTAGAATTAATCCTAGAAGATACGGAATGAAAATTATGGAGGTTGGTCGCAGCGAGAACGAGGGGTGAGAGGCAGAGGGTGCCTTTCACTCCTACGCTCTTATCGGTGAGGGAAGCGACTGGAACTCCAAAATGAGATTTCGTAACTAATGAGAAAAATTCTGGAACGTCATTGAACCTGGCATCTTGCAGCCAGTCGTCATAGATCACAGCGAAAACTGTGTCTCTATAACCGTCCCAAAAGTCACATCCGGTGTTCCGGACATAACTCGTGGGACCCTTATGATCATCAATATTGGCCATTTGAGTGGCTATATGATTCATAAGAACGGATTTTCCAACGCGGCTTTCACCGTGGAAAACGATGGAGAATGGTGTCAATCTAGGAGTATTATACTTGGTGATGTTAGTATAATAGTCCCAGAGCTTCGAGCATAGTGGGCGGGCTTTCATATACGCCATATTGGCGTCTTTAGTACTTTTGGTGGATACAAGTAAAAAGGCGTCAAAATAGGTAGATTCGGCGATCATCAATTCAATGGATTCTGCGGAGAGGGGCAAGCCTCGATCGGCAGTGTTCGACATTTCATAGATGGACTTGACAAAATTCTTGAAGCGGGTCTGGAATCCGTCAGGATCTGGAAAATAGAAAGCGATCAGATCTGTCAGAAACTTGGGCATGTGTTCAAAAATCCATGTCTTAAAATTGGAAAGGGAGGTGAGTCCCCTTTCAATCTGAGCAATGGAATTCATATACTTACCAGAAGTGAGAAAGAGTGTCGGATTCAAGAAGGTGGAGAGGAATGAGGTGGGCGTGTAGGACTGGGCGATGGTGGGCGAGCGGATGGTCAGGAGGTGTGGAATGAGTATTCGGGCGGCGGAGGTGATATGCACAAGTGTTTTGAAGATACATAATGGGAGTGACATATGTTCAAACATGGTGATTTCGTGCAACAAGGAGGCGATGTGGGCAATAAGCA